AACTATGCAGTACCACCCTTCTCCCTCGGGTGCTATACCGCACTTAGTAAGTCTGTCGTTGCCATATATCCTCAACACCGAAAAAATAAGGACAGCAAGGGATTCGGCAGTATCCCGATTCGCTCCGTCGAGCTAGCTGTCCCCGTAGACGTTAACTGCTTAGTATTTTCTCTATTAGTTCAATCTTGTCTTTGCGTGGAGTGCCAGTGCCCGTAAACCATGTGTATATAGTCATACGAGAGACGCCAAATTTCTTAGCCATCTGTGCTACTGGTATTCCTTTTTCAATGCAATGTTTGCCAAGGCGAACCCCGGGGTGCCGAGGGTTGCCAGCTTTTATTGCATCGACAAGACGTAAACTATAACCTCTTAGACTCATGCTTCGTCGTCAGTGGACCATCCGCTCATCACGGCTTTCAAGTCTCGTTTAGCAGTCGGTTCAGCTTTTTTCTCCTCACGCTTTTTAGGCTCAGGAACTGATTCGGCTTCTACTTCAACTTTGGCTACCTCTGCCTTTGCTTTAGGTGCTTCAAGCTTTGGCTTAATGCCATCGGCTTGTGCAATAGTCATAGTTACTGCGCTCTTAGCAGCTTGAGTTTCACCAAGTTTCTTGGCTTGCTCCCATTCATGGCGCTCTAAGAACCGCACTGGTCTAAAGAACAACTTACCAACTGTTGAGTCTTCATCAAAGCGCATCTCAGTAACCAAACTATTTAAGTTGTAGCCTTGTGAGCCAACGTACTTAGCGTATTGGTTAAATGGCATGTGCTCTAAATCACCAGGGTCTTTCATGTCATAAAAGATTGACTTGGATTGCAAGGTCATTTGATAGACGTCGCCTTCTAAATCAGATGCCAACGCTACTGCGATACGGCGGTTTTTACGGCATGCTTTGGTATTACCCTGACCTGACCCATTAATATCTTGTGGGCAATTAGCGCATGCTGATGCTTGTGGCGACTTAATAGATGGATCGGGTTTTTCACCATCGTTAGACCAGCAATCAGGCGGTGCAGCTTCAGCCTTTGGATCCCATGCTTTTGCATAGAATGTTCTTGAGATATGCTTGGAAGCGTTAACAATAACAACTTCTAACTTGTCGGTGTTGGTCTTGGATACTTCCGTGCCATCCACTTTAAGCACGAACTTATTATTGCCAAGCGCAATGCGCTTAACTTGTGAACCACCGCCACCCGATAGGGCTTTGGTTACATCATCAAGCTCGACTTCCTTGAGGTAGTCAGGCAGTTGGTTGTTAAACAAGGCGACGTTACTCATTTGCTTCTCCTTACAGTAATAGCGTATGTGCGATCCACATTTAAACCGGCGGGATGCAAGTCCGGATTCTCTTCCAAAAACTGCTTCATATTGGTCTGATGAATTCTTTTCTCAAGTAAATCGGGGGCTTCATGTTCATGCAAAAATTTATAAAAGCTTTCCCAATCGTTAGTCCAAAATCTGCTCTTAACCGAGCGCATAGCAAGACCATGCTTAGTCTTAATGCTATCGGCATTGGTTTGTTTGCAAACTTCAAGTATTTCCTGTTCTATTAAAGACAGCTGCTCATTGAGGTCAGCCTCTTTCTCTTCTAGTTCACGACGTAATTGGTCACGGGCGTCACGTATTTTGATATAGACTTTGACCAGTTTGTCCATATCGGCGACGGGTTGTACTACCGCTTCGGCATCATTCATCTTCGTTTCCTTATTAAATGTCGGGTCTATGCCCGTTAATTAATACTACAACTACTACTTTACTATGTCAACTGTTTATCGTCAACTTCTTGCTTGTACAAATCAATTATTTTTGTATGTACATCTAACTTATTTTGCAACATATTGTATAGCCTAGTCTCTACGGGACTACCCTTAATATGCACGATGGTCATTGCATTCTTCTGCCCTTGACGGTTAATGCGTGCATTTGCCTGTAAGTAAGTCTCAATAGATGTTACTGGTGCATACCAAATAATAGTATCTGCAGCAGTTAGTGTGACTCCGTGTGCAGCAGCCTGTGGTTGTATGAGAAGCACTTTAGGATTAGTCTCTTCTTGGAACCGTTTAAATATCTCGGTGCGTTTGTTTACGGGAACCTGACCATTGATAACTTCGCAGGTAATACCTGCCCCTCTCAAATGTTCTCTGAGCAGTTCTATTGTATGCGTGAACGGAACAAACACAAGGACCTTGTGGCTTGCTTCATCAATTACTTCTTCAATAACACGTAGGCGATTACTAACGTCGAATTCAACAACAGCACCAGTATCAGAATAAACGGCACCCCCTGATATTTGTAGGAGCTTATTGATCTTAACCGCAGCATTAACGGCGCTAACCTCTTCGCCATCCGCCGCCATAAGGTATTCGTCTCTGAGCGTTTTGTAGTATTTCGCCTGTTGCGCAGTAAGGGGGGCGTCCCTAGAAACATATGTCACCTCCGGTAGGTCTAAGCAATCTTCTTTTCTAAAACGGATTGCTGGTTGCAGTGCATCAAATACAGTCTTTTCTGAGTCGGGCTTGGGTAGCCATTTAAATTTAGTAATCTGTATCATGGTCTGGTCACGAAAACCACCAAAGAACCTAGGCACATTGTCGGGCACTGCCATCTTTGCTAGTCCAAATGCGTCCGTGGGGCTTTGTGCTGCTGGTGTACCAGTCATCATCCATAACCATGTACGGGGGGTCAGGATGCGGTTGAGAGTCTTCCAACGCTTGGTGGTAATAGTTTTATAAGCGTTAGCTTCATCGACAATAATCAAATCAAAATTCTGTTTTGCAATATCGTCGGCAACGATGTCTACGCCGTCATAGTTGATGATTACAAACTGAGCGTCACTTTCTATGACTGCTTTTCTTTTATCTCTATCGCCATAAGCCACACCGACTTTGCGGTGCATTGCAAATTTAAACAGATCAGCCTGCCAAGCTGATTGCATAATGGATAGGGGGCAGATAATAAGTGCACGATAAACACGCTTTGTTTCCATTAAATAGTCGGCAGCCCATATAGCCGAAGCGGTTTTACCGGTACCCTGCTCGTTAAAGCAGAATGCACGTTTGTTAAGGGTTAAAAAGTTAGCGGTTTCTTTTTGATGATCCATGGGTTTATAAAGCCCAGGCCATTTGTAATCTCGTTGTATTGGGGATGGTACGTTTTTAATCTTAAGTTTTGCTAGGGCTTGCGCTTCTTCTAAGCCCCACCGAACAGCAACCTTATGTAGGTCGCCGTTGGTTTCAATAATCTCACTTTTGGGGATGCACTCAGTTACAAGATTTGGTCTTCTTGTAGTAATTACTATCGCTTTGTTATTTATTATTTCCATGTTTAGGTTTGTTCTTTTTTACCGAGTGGTCTGAGTTTCGGCTAAACGATCTATTGCTCTGCGCATCTTTAACCGCAAGATTGCTGCGTACCGTTTTTCCGCCTTTAGATAAAGGGACTTTGTGGTCAACATCTTTGCCATCCCCTTTGTGGACAAGCCCAGCCTGCTCCATAATTCGACGAGCTTTGTTACGTTGCGCCCGTTTCTTCTTGACCGCTGGCGTACCATCATACTGTTCATATTCCTTCTTGTAAGGGCGGGGTTTGTTCACATATGGCATAGCGATCTCCTTCTTTGCGGAAAAAATAGACTGAACCATCAGCCAATACTACGTATTTTATGTCGCTTTGGGGGTCGTCGCCAAGCATATCTTTTAGCATCTGTTCAATCTCGGCTTTAGACATTTGGGTGTCCTCAATATCGACGTTACCTACAAATGGAATTGGTTCGATCATTTAAGCATCTCTCCATGGTCAGGATGTTGGGCAAGGTTATTGCTATTGATGCCTTCGGTGATCTCGTAGCCAAGATCTTTTAGGTAGTCAAACAAAGCCGTGCGTTTCTCCTGATACCAAGGTTTCCAAGTCCACGCTTCAAAGATAATAGGTGGGTAATTGTTAGTTATCAGAGTTTTGGTAGCGCCTTCAAGCACTTCAAGTTCGTGCCCCTCTACGTCAATTTTTATAAGACGCACATCCTTATGTTGCCCATCATCTAGCGGGAACACCACCATAGGTTCTGTTGCACCTTTAGTTGGGCATTCGTATTCAGTTTCACGCACTTGTGGGTCAATGCTAAATGCACCGATGTTGCCTTCTGTTGCGTAGTCAGGCACTACTATTTCAAAGCGATCCCGCTTATTAGATAAACCAAAGTTGTGGCAGTGCACGTTGTCTAGTCCATTTATTAACGTGTTACCACATAGTTGATAGTAGATAATCCGTTGGGGTTCAAACGAATGAAAGGTCAGGTGTGGATTAGCCTTGGCTAGGGGTAACGTAAAGCTACCCAAGTTAGCGCCAATATCTAGCACGATGCCATCCTTGTGCTTTTGAAGTATCTTTTGGGCTATACCAAATACTTCTACCTCATACCCACCTTGCTTGAGCGCATTGGAGATAAGGTCTCTGCCCTTGAATACTAGGTACTGGGTGCCGAAGACGTTAACAAGTTCGCAGTTTGGTAGCATCTTAACCCCTTGGTAATGCGCCGTTAAAGTTGTACGTACCGCTATGGGTCAGTTGCGCCCAAGGAGCCGCATAAACTTTAAAGCCATTTTGTCTAGCCAGTTTGCAAAAGTGATAATCTTCCGAAAGCAAACGATTGGTTGGTTCGTCGATACTAGTAGCAAAATATTCATGGATAATCTTCTTTACTGGGTTCTTGTCAACAATAAGAATCATGTCGTTGGTGTAGGTTGGCACTTTATCTTTGAGCGCATCAAATACCCCACGCTTAATTAACATAAAGCCTGTACCGCCGTTGTCAATTTCCATAGGCTCGTTAATATTGCCTGTGGATTCGGTTGCGCCACCTACTAAATTGACCACAAATGATCCTGTGTAGTTAGGCAAGTCTTTGAAGTCGACCCCACGCTTGACCGCATCGGAGACTAACTGCCAGTTAATTTCTTTCTTGGGATATAGACCGCAGATAATGTCTTTGTCTGCATCAATCATACGCACAATGTCGGCAGGATTGAATGTAATGTCAGCATCAATAAACATCAGATGTGTTGCATCGGGTGTGTCTAAAAAGTCATACGCCATACCATTACGGGCACGGGTAATCAAAGACTCGTTTTGCATGTACGAGTAATACATCTTAACCCCGTTGTTTAAAAACTCTTGAGTGCAGTTCAAGATACCCATGGTATATCCACCA